GACGGTCGAGGTCGGCTTTTTCAACAGCGGCAAAACTTTGTGGAGATGATTATGCACAACCAGATCACCCCCGGCAATACCAGCCATGTCGCGACACTTTTCCATCAAGAGCAAAACGTGTCGCGACACACTATGTCGTCACGCGAGATTGCCGAGCTGACCGGAAAGCGTCACGACAATGTGCTGGCTGATGTCCGCGGCATGCTTGCAGAGTTGAAAATAGATGTCCTGACTTTTCAGGGTATCTATCTCGACAGCATGAACCGCCAGAAGATTGAGTACCTGCTGGATCGAGAGCACACAGATTGCTTGCTGACTGGCTACAGCGCAGCAATGCGCATGGCAGTGATCAAGCGCTGGCGCGAACTTGAGGGTGGCGGTCGCGTCATCGCCACGCTCCCCGATTTCTCCAATCCCGCCGCCGCTGCACGTGCTTGGGCTGAACAGTTCGAGCTTCAGCAGGCTACCAGTCAGGCGCTGGCTGTTGCCGCACCCAAGGCCGCCTTCGTTGATCGATACGTTGTTTCGACTGGCCTCCTCGGATTCCGCCAGGTAGCGAAGCTCCTTAAGGCTAATGAGCGCGAGCTTAAAGAGATGCTTCTGAGCGAAGGGATTATGTATTACCTCGGAAAGGATCTAACCCCCAAGCAAGAGCACATCGCTGCTGGGCGGTTCGAGATGAAAGCCGGTACGTCTTCCCGCAATAGCCACTCGTTCACGATTACCGGCTACACGCCAAAGGGTGTCGAGTGGGTTGCGGGCAAGTGGGCTGCCTACAGCATGCGGAGGGTCGCGTAATGGCCGGCGATTGGATCAAGTTCGAGCTCACCACCCTGGACAAGCCCGAGGTCTGCCAGATAGCGGACCTGGCTGATATCGACCCTGATGCTGTTGTCGGCAAGTTGATGCGGGTGTGGGGGTGGTTCGATCAACAAACCGAAAACGGTAACGCTCCGAGCGTTAGTAAAAAGTTACTGGATCGTCTCGTTGGCGTTATCGGTTTCTGTGAACACATGAAATCGGTTGCCTGGATGATTGAGGCAGAGGGCGTTATCAGCCTGCCGCATTTCGATCGTCACAACGGCAAGACCGCCAAAAACAGGCTTCTCACCGCAAAGCGCGTGGCGAATCACAAGGCCAGCAACGGTAAAAGTAACGCTTCGAACGTTAGCGGTGCGTTACCTAAAGAAGAGAAAGAGAAGAATAAAGACCCTCTCTCTGCGCGTGATCCCGTTGACCCTCGCATGCCCAGCGAGATGACCCTCGACTGGCAGCCTGACGCCAAACTGCTGAAGACCTATGCCACCCATTCCGGCGTGGCACTCACCATGTTCACCGATGAGGTGCGCCGCGCATTCACCGCGCACTACGAACCCCGCGGTCAGGTGAACACCCAGGCCGAATGGGTGCAGATGCTGGTCAAGTGGGTGCTCAACGACAATGCCCGGGCAGCGGCTTCGAATGTGAAGCAGTTCAAGCCGAAGCACGCACCTGCATCTGATTTCGATGATAGCGACACCGACTGGCCGAACGGGGTGACGTCATGAAGACCGTCTCTGTGATCGCTCAGGACCTTTGGGCTAAAGGCCAGACCGGTGAGTTCATCGCGGCAGGGGATGCAACTCCGGTAGCGAATGAATCTAACAGCACGTTGGTGACAGCCATCAACGAGTTGTTCAAGGAACTGCGTTCCATCCGCTCGGCGTGGCGTCAGGCATGGCCGGACAAGGAAACCTATCAGGCTTCGAAACGCCAGTGGTTTCAGGCTTTTCTCGAGGAAGGCATCTGCACTCAGGGACAGATCGATTTCGGCATGGCCCAAGTGCGTAAGCAGCCTGGTGATTTCATCCCGAGCCCCGGCCAATTCATCGAGTGGTGCAAGCCGACACCTGAAATGCTTGGTTTGCCACCGCTTGCCGCCGCACATCGGGAAGCATGCCGTAACGCGCATCCGGGCATGGCAGGGCAGGGCAAGTGGTCGCACGACGCGGTGTGGCACACGGCCAAGGAATGCGGATTTGAAAGCCTGAACAAACTTGATACGGCGCTCAGCCTGAAGCTGTTCGAGCGCAATTACACCATCACCATTCGCCGTCTGCTGGCTGGCCTGCCTCTTCAGCCGATGCCGAAGGCGCTGCCCGCTCGCATCGTGGTGAAGGCAACACCTGAAGTTGGCCTCGGCGCCCTTGCACAGCTGCGCGCCACGCTGGGAGGTGCCCGTGGTTAATCCGTATCTCGTGACGACAGACCCGGCGGATTACCGCTTCGCCGTGCACTGCTGCAGCTACAAGTGGGAGCTCACCGACAAGCCCGATCGCGCTGTGGCGTTGTTCGAGCACTCGTCGGCCGCCTTGAAGTTCGGCCAAGTGATGTGGCCATCCACCTACGAAGTAATCGATCGAACCACGGGGGAGCGGGTATGCGCGTGACCTCGAAGAAACTCCGCAACTCGGCCAATGGCCAAGACTGCACCGTTCGCATGCCGGGCATCTGCAACTTCGATTCAACAACGACCGTCCTTGCGCACCTGCCGTGCGGGCAGAAGGGAATAGGAATGAAGGGCTTTGACACTGTCGCGGTATACGCGTGCAGCGCCTGCCATGACGTCATCGATGGCCGCGCCGCCGGCACCGTTGATTGGCACGACATGCCGCGGGCCATCGCCGAAACACATGAGGCCCTGATCCGGGCCGGAATACTCACCGTGAAGGGGGCAGCATGATCGAACCGAAAACCCTGCTTATCCTAATGATCCTGGCTACCTGGGCGCTTTACGAAGTCTGCCGCCGCCTCAATGATCGGCAACGTAGAGCGCGGGGTGACCGCCGATGAAGCCTTTCGCTCTCAAGCCAGTACGCGCCAAGCGCATCGACCGTGAAGGCCTCGAGCAGGCCGCGCTGATGACCGAGCTGCGCATTCGCATTCCCGAAGTCGCTGACTTGATTTACCACGTCCCGAACGGCGGTCATCGGCTGAAGAAAGTGGCGGCTGAGCTGAAAGAGCAGGGCGTGGCCGCCGGCGTTCCCGACCTGGTACTAACCATGGCCCGCGGCGGCTACTTCGGCCTATACATCGAATTCAAGGCAACACCGCCCAATGCCGCTGCCGTTTCGGACAGCCAGCACAAATGGATTCGTAAGCTGAACGAGCAGGGCTATCTCGCGGTGGTCTGTCGTGGCCACTTCGATGCGATGGAGCAGATCCGCGCTTACCTCCGCATGGCTCCGACCGTGGTGGCCGCATGACAATGACCGTGGCCTTCTCCGATGCCGAGATTCGCCGTCGTGCCGATGATCCGGACGCCGTGCTGATGCGTGACCCTCGGCACCCGGGTCTTTACTTCCGCTTCACTGAGGCTCGTCCGCGGGGAACGTGGAGTTTGGTCGTTCGCAAGAAGTGGAACCGGATCGGCGCCTATCCCGACCTGTCGGCGAAGGCTGTGTTGGCCGCGCTGCCCGATCTGCGCATGCGGCTGGGTACTGATCCGGAAGCGGGTGCGGCCGTGTCGCCCTGGGCAACGCTGGGCGAGCTGCTGAAGTGGTATGCCGATCGTATGAGCCGCGACCGCAACCTCTCCGACAAGCGCAAGGCCACGGGTAAGTCAGCGATTGCCTGCCACCTGATACCACGTGTTGGCGATCTGTCGATTGCCGATGTTCGTCACGGCACCCTCGACACCCAGTTGATGTGGCCGCTTCAAGAGACGTTGTCGCTGGAGTTTGTGCGGCTGATCTTCGGCCTGTTGGTGGTCGCCTGTCGTCAGGCTCACACGCTGGGTCTGATACCGACCAACCCGATGACCGGAATCAAGTTCAGCGACTTCTCCAAGACCAAGATCAAAGCCAAGCCGGCGCGCCTTCGTGGTGTGCAGATCGAGGCGCTGATAAGCCAATTGCATGACCTTTTCGAAACTGACCCACAGCCAGCCATGCTCGCACTGATGATGCTCTGCCACGGCACGCGCATCGGTGAAACCCGCAAAGCGCAGTGGTCGCACATCAGCCTGTCCGAGCGCACCTGGTATCTGCCGGTGGGCAACACCAAGACCCGCGTTGAACACTCGCTCCCACTGACCGATCAAGTCTGCACCCTTCTAATCCGGTACCGCGCGGCGCAACAGGCGAGCCATTACGACGGCGATTGCCTGTTTCGCTCCCACAGTGGAAAGGGCATGAGCGAAGGTCAGGCCAGCGCCGTGTTCACCGGGCTGGGGCAGGGCGAGTGGAGCAGTCACGACCTGCGCAAGTTGGCGCGTACTGGCTGGGCAGACCTCGGTATCGACTTCCTGATTGGCGAGATGCTGATCAACCACGCCATGGGCCACAACGTGCAGGCCTACATCCATACCACCGTCGAAGAGCGTAAGCGCGCCGCCCTCGAACTGTGGCACAGCCATTTAGACGGCAAGGGTTTTTCCCTGATTCACGGGTTGGAGGGAGGTAGAAACGAAAATTCGGGTAATTCGCTGCAAGCCACGGAACACAAGGCCTGCGAGGCCATTCAAGAATCAACCATAGGCGAGGTTTAAAAATGATGAAAACAAGCCGAAACATCATCCTGCTCGGCTCTATGGCCGCAATGCATTCAGGCGTTTCTCAGGCGTTGACCT